TGCGCGAGCAGAGCATAGTCGAGGAGTCAATTCGAGTCGGTCTGTCTTAACCGCGCGTATGGGGTGCGTACACTGTGGTCAGGGAGTACACGAGAATCAGTATACACTCTCCAGGCTCAAAAACCTAACGTGCAATTTCTCGCGATCTCGCACGAGCATGCGAGCGAATGCGAGTGCGTCCTCGAGCCTGGTGCACGTCTTCACGCGCTTGTCGTTGTAGTTGAAATCGTAATACCAGATGTTGAACTGCTTGAAATCGGTCATCGGAAATCTTCCTTTCTTCCTCCCTGCCTTACAAGAAATATAATAGCACTAACTGCTACAAAAAACAACTTGCAATTATAATAACGACCACTAAAATAAAACCAAGTTCCAACAGACGAGGGAAAGGATCGTCATGAACAAGTCAGAAATCGAGAGCCTGTGGAGGGCACTGTGCGCGACCACGTGCAAGCCCGGCACACATGCACCATACGACAGCGTGTGCGTGCATAATCGAGTCGTCTACGCGACGAACAGCTACGTCCTGCACCGTGTCGAGGGCCTTTTTCAATCGGGTATGGTCTTTCGCGCTCTCCACGGCAACGAGCTAACGTATCTCGACCGCACCGACGTCCTGGACGGTTTGCTCAAATACCGACCGGACAACCGTGAGTTCGCTAACCTTATTCCCGACTACGACCCCGCAAAGCTCATGCTCGCGCTGCGCCCGCATCGCGCGCTCGGCTCGACGGTGAAGTTCTACAGCGGGGCACGTCGCGAGTATGCGCCCCTAGTCATTGTCAGCAAGATGAATACTCCCAAGGAGCCGGTCATAATCACGACCGTCATCCAGGGTGAAAAGAATGGGTGGAAATAATGGAGTGGTACGAGACTCCAGTCGAGACGCTGCGTTGCCGCGCGATCGAGGGGCTGGGTTGTAACGGGTTCGACGTTTATAGTAAGAACCTTCTCTATGCGGAGCGTCTCGTCAAGGAGCGCGAGTATCAAGAAATACGCATCCCAGATGATGCTGAGGATGTTTCGGTTTACTGTCAAAGTCTGGGCACTATTCTGAACATGACTCCGATTAATTTGCGTACCATGTCGGATGATATTTTGGAGCTCTCGCATTTCGGGTTATCGGCTGACTGTGCGTATATATCTAAAGGTTACAAGCATCTTAAAGATCGTGAGAAGACAATCGGCTTATATAAACGTGCGATCCGTAAGTTGCAAGCCGAGAAGGAACGTCGCATACGAGTCTACGGGCTCGACGCTGGATATTGGGAGCAGAGACGTCGTTCAAATGTCTACGGCCTCGATGATAATCATTGGTAGGTGTGACTGAAAATGTCTGAGTATTTACGTGGAAAAACTGCTAATTCAACGTCTTAACGTGTGATGGAGCTTTCGATACAATACCGTTAGGCTTACGGGACTCGGCAAAGGGCCGGGTCCCTTTTTTTCTGCCGGAAAGGAGGCAATGGAAAATGGACGTCAAGGCAATTACGGATCTGGTGAGCAACGTGGCATTCCCTATCGCGGCTTTCGTGATGATGTACTACAGCAACACGAAGACCATCGAGGAGCTTCGCAAGACCATCGAGGAGAACAGCCTGATCATGGCGAAGCTCTTCGAGAAGCTCGACAATCTCAACGAAAACAAGGAGGTCTAGCAACATGAAACCAAACCGCATCGAGCGGAAGAAAGGCGCGGCTCTTGCCGCGTTTTTCTTCGCGCTCGCGATCGCATTTTCGGTGCCGGCCTGCGCGGAGGCGTACCAGAGCGTCGACAGGTACGTATCCAACGGACACGGTTACCTTAATGCCATCTATCTCGTCATCCATGAGACGGCGAATCCCGGCGCCAGCGCTTACAATCATACGCTGCTTTGGTCGCGTGATGACACCTACGCCGTACACCATGTCATGGAGCTCGACGGCTCGACTGTGTATAACACGGTGGCCGAGAACCGCCTTTGCTGGCACGTGGGCAACGGAAACGGGTACACGATCGGCATCGAGCTCGCGCACGCCACGAATGCCTCCGATTTCGCTAAACAGTGGGGCGAGGCCGTCAAGTGGACGGGCGACGAGCTGCGCGCCCAAGGTTGGGATACGTCGCGCCTGCTGTCCCACTACGAAGCGGCTCAGCGCTGGGGCGGTTCCGACCATACCGACCCGAACGGTTATTTCCGCGCATACGGGAAGACGTGGCTCGAGTTCAAGCAGGCCGTTGCCGCATATCTAGGCAGCGGATACGTAGCGCCGATCGCGCCCACCGATGGCAACGGGGGCACGTATCAGCCTACAACCTCCGCGACTCGCTCGTCCTTCCCCAAGTCCACGGGCAAGAGCGTGAACATCCACTATGCGCTGCACAATCGCTATGGCTCGTGGAATGATGCCGTAACCAACTTCAACGATTCCAACAGCGAGGGCTTCGCTGGCGTGCCCTACGGCTCTCACGACATGCTCATTGCATGGGTTGACAGCGGCACCCTTCGCTACCGTGTCCACACCAAGGAGAGCGGGTGGCTCGACTGGGTGCAGACCGCGAACTACAACGATTCCGTAAGCGGCATGGCAGGTATCTGGGGCCAGACTATCGACGGCGTGCAGATGTACTACATCACGCCGGGCGGTGACTACAAGCAGGTCTACTACCGTAGCCAGGATGTCGCGCACGCCGGATACTGGGATGAGGTGTGCGATGACGGCACGACCTACGGAGGCGACGACTACGCGGGCATGTACGGTTACGCGCTCGACCGACTGCAATGCTATGTCTCGGACGGCACTCGTCGATAAGTGAAAATTATTGCAATAACCGTTGACACACACAGCACCACTTTCCTATAATGCTAGTGACAGCAACGGGAAGGGGGGTGCATCTCATGACAAACGCAAAGAAGGAGCGCGGTCGAATCGGGAGACGAATCCAGATCTGCCATTGCATCGGCAAGACAGTCGCCAATGGCAAGCTGATTGATTTCGAGTACGACCTATACGGTGACTATTCGGACCCGGTGAAGGCGACGAACACGCTCCGCCAACGATTAGGTGATTCGTTTATCTCAATCACAAGCGTCGAGACCGAATCAGACTACTATTCAATTCCGACAAGACTTTTTCTCGAAGTAGCTATGAACTACTCAATCGGAAAGGAACCCAACTATGACTAACGACAAAACCCAGCTCGCACCTATGTACAACTGCACCGAACTCTACACCCCGGCAAGCTACTCCAGCATCCAGGCTACCGACAAAGAGACCAAGAAGCTCGTCGTCAATGCGATGAACAACGCCGAGTCTCTGTCCGACCACGAGGGCGAGACCCTCGAAGTCATCGGCGTTTTCACCAAACCCGGCATCCGCCGTGCCCGCGACAAGAACGGCCTCGATATGCCCTGCACCAACACCACGCTCGTCTGCGTGGACGGGACCGCCTACTTCTCCCAGTCCGAGGGCGTCCGCAATGCCGCGGATAACTTCATGGCCGCGGGCCTGTTCGATGAGGGCGAGATCGTCCCGATGAAGCTCGTATCCAGCAAGCTCCCCAACGGCAACACCCGAAAGACGCTCGTTCTCGTCTAGTCAAGACTTAATCCCCAGCTCCCGTTGCTTTAACATCAGGCGGTACGGTCAAGGCCGTACCGCTTTTTATTTGGAGGTCGAACCCTATGGCACGTGCGAAAAGGACATCGGACGAGGTATATAACGCGCGACGCCGCGCCAAGCGACTGCTGGCGCGCCTGGAGCGCGAGGACGTGAGCGGCATGAGCGCGTCGCAGAAAAGAGCGCGCGCCGACTATATCGCGAGCGTGCGCGAGCAGATCGCGCAATCATACCAGGGTACGCGGCAGGTGCATCAGGCACCCGAGGCGCAGACACGCACCAAGAGGGCCGCGGAGCGCCTCGACCGCATGACGACCGCGCCGCGCAAGGCGAAAACGCGCGCCGCTAGGTCTAACCTCATATTCCAGCGGCAAATCAACCTGGCGCGCTCGGGAGCGCCTAGCACGCTCGGAGGCAGCGGAAAGGAGGCCGTGTCGGTATTCTATGCGGCGACGCGCCGTTTCTGGCGCGGCAGGGACCCCAAGGAGCGAAACAAGCTGATCATGGAGGGCTTGGGCGTCACGTCGCTCTCCGAGGCCTACGACCGCGTTATCGGGGCCAACAGGAAGGCGCTCGACAGTCTGGTATCGTCCGGCGCGCAGACGTCACTCGTCGAGGGGCTGACCTCAGAGAACAAGGCCTTCTACGGAGAGGTGGATTTCGATGCTGAGCTGACCGGCTCGGCTGTATGGGCGTCCAAGATCGTAATGTTCGGATAGGGGAAAAAGGGTGCGGGATGGGATTCAAGTCGAAGAGACCGGAGTTTCGGATAGCGGCGAGCTACGACACCGAGACGTGCAACATATGCGTCGACCGCGCCGGGAACACGTGGCGCGCCTATCCCGTGCTGTTTATCATCAACGATTTGCGCGGATGCGACCTGCGGACCTATGAGCCCGGCGCGGGGCATATCGACTTCTATCGCCACGAGGGCGAGATGCAAGATTGTATCGACGAGTATATCGCCTGGGGGGAGCGCGAACACTTTATCCCGATCGTCTGCGCCTATAACCTCATGTTCGACCTCCAGCCCCTCATGCACGACTTAAACGAGCGCTGGGATATGGAAGTGTCCGCGCAGAGCGCGACGAGCGCCTACACCGTCGATATCGTTCGTGACGGTAACGTGAAGCTCCGTTTCTGGGATACCTTCTACCTCGAGATGCGCGGACTTTCGAAGATGGGCGAGGTCGCAGGACTACCCAAGGCCGAGGGCGATTGGGACTACTCCAAGATCCGTACACCCGAGACGCCGCTTACGCCAGAGGAGCTTTTCTACGCGGCCCGCGACACAGAGGTCATCCCCGCGTACCTGCGCTACCTGCTCGAGTCCAACGAGTGGCTGCGCCCCGAGTGGCTCGGCGTGCGCGTGCTGACCAAGACGTCGCTCGTGCGCCAGGCGGGAAAGATGGAGACGGGACGCCTACGCATCCCCAGGGCGAAGGGCAGGCCGATCTCGGTGCAGGCCGCTTTCGAGCGCATGTGCTCCGAGGAGCTCGCGCCGACCTACGCGCAGTACGCGCTGCGCAAGGCCTGCTTCCGAGGCGGCTTCACGCTCACGAGCGCGCGCTATTCCGGCATCGTGCAATCGAACGTCTACTCGATTGACGAGACCTCGGCGCACCACGCATACATAAACGGCCATATGTGCCCGGTCCATTTCCGTGGCCTGTTGCCGCCGGTACTCCAGGAGATGGCCGAGAACGTGTGCGCGACCGACCTCGACGCGGCGATGCGCCACTGGGAGGAGCCGTTCGGGTGCGCCTTCCACGCCCAGATCCGGTTTACGAACATGCGTTTGCGTGATGGGAGCGCTTTCGAGTGCTGGGATATCGCGTTGCTGTCCGAGGCGAAATTCAAGGCAAAGGGTCAGCTGGGCGATTGGGGCGGACAGGCCGACCGCGACGGCGTGACCGCAGTGCGCAGCGCCGGATATGTCGATACCGCATACAACGGGCGCTTCGCATTCGGAAAGCTGGTTTCCGCAGACTCCGCTATCGTCAACGTGTCCGAGCTGGAGCTGTGGTGCATGAGCCGGGTATATGCCTGGGATGCGATGGAGGTAATTTTGGGAGAGGGCACTATGTCGTTCGTCAAGCCGCCCGATTACGTGACGCTGCTCTCTAATCTGTTCTACGCTAGAAAGAATGCGTGCAAGCAGATCTTGAAAACCTATGAGACCGGCACGCCGTACGCGCCGGACATCCCCGAGACGATACCCGAGGGCATCGCCGCGCGTATCCGCTCGGGCGAGATGGAGCGCGCGGACCTCGAGGCGTACTACAACTCGACCGTCAAGGGCATGTTCAACTCCATCTACGGCATGGAGGCGCAGGACGTGTTCAAGCCCGGCTACAAGGTCGAGGACGGCGAGATCTCGGTCGACCGCTCGACCGTCGTGTCGCGCGAGACCTATGAGGCGCATTACGAGGACGCTAGGAATAAGCTCGTGCTCTATCCGTACGGCCTTCGTATCGTGGGCGGGTCCCGTATGGCAATCGTCGCGGCAATCGAGCTCATATACCGCGCGCTCGGCGAGCGCGTGCGCGTGCTGGGCGGCGATACCGACTCGCTCAAGATCTCGTGCGATGCGGACGTCACGGCGGGCGACCTCATGGACGCGCTCGCGCCGTTCCACGGGGCCGTCACGGCCTCCATCGACTCGTGCATGGTCCGCATCCGCGCCAACTTCCCCGGGTACGCCTCGACGCTCGCGGGCGTCGGCACGTTCGAGGTCGAGGGCGAGGCCTACCCGCTCCATATGGACGCATGGAACAAGGCGCGCGTGAGCTGGGACGGCGAGCACGCGCACATAACGTGCGCCGGCCTGTCGCGCCCGACGGGCATGTACCATATCGAGAACTGGATTGACGATATGAGTACCGCCCACGGATTCGCCGAGGTCGCGCCGCGCGTGCTCGGCTGGGGCGTGCGCGTGTCGCATGCCGTGTGCCACGCGCTCGAGCACTACCGGCCCGCATCCGCCGACGTGCTGGACATGGACGTGACCGACTACCTCGGCGAGACCGCGCACGTGAGTGCGCACGAGTCGATAGCGCTCTATCCCTCCGACCGCGTGCTCGGCGATTCGGAGAAGGGCGGCAACGCCCGCACGGTGGCCTACATGCGCGAGCGGTACGGGCGCGAGGTGGACACGTCCGAGCGCGTCATCGACTATGACGGCGGGCGCGCGAGCTACACTTATCTGGACGATGAAGGGAACGAGGTCGAATGGTAAACCTGAACGACGGCATACACTACAACTGGGAGAAGACGCTCAGCTACAACGCGGATATCACGATGGTCGTAGGCGCGCCCAACAAGGGCAAGACGTACGGGCTTCGCGCCTATGCGCTCAACGCCGCGATAAAGCGCGGCGAGCGTTTCGTCGAGGTCTGCCGCACGCTCGACGAGCGCGACAGCGTGAAGAAGGGATATTTCGACAAGCTCGTCGCGACAGATGAGGAGTTCGCGCAATACGAATACAAGTGCGAGAACAACGAGTTCAAGTACCGCGCGTGCGACGCCGAGAAGGGCGCACCGTGGAAGGTCTGCGGTTACGTCGTCGGCTATGCCGAGATGCAGGGCACCAAGAAGAGGACGTTCACCGACGTCAAGAATATCATCTTCGACGAGGCGATTATCGAGAACATCGACGCCTCGCACACCTACAAGCGCAACGAGTGGAACATGCTCGCGCGAATAATCGACTCGTGCGTACGCGAGGATCCCTACGACGGGCACCGGATAAAACCGCACGTCTTCCTGCTGGGCAACGCCGTCGACCTGCTTAACCCCTATTTCGCGGCGATCGGCGTGAAGGGCGTGCCGCGGTTCGGGTACACCTGGTACCTCGACAAGATGGTCCTGCTCCATTACGTCGAGCCGGACGAGCACGACCTCTACCGCATGGACAACACGCTCGCGGGCCGCATGGGCAAGGTCACCGGCTACACGAAAGCCACCTATGCCAACGACTTCGCCGAGGACGACCGATACATAGCCAAGAAGCCCGCGCGCGCCAAGTACGTCATGGGATGCGTGCATATGGGCGACGAGTACGGCATCTGGGTTGACATGAGCGAGGGCTACTATTACGTCACCGGGAAGATTCCCAAAAACGCCGAACCGGTTTTCGCGCTCACGAGGCGCGACAACACGCCGAACCGCATCGCCGCGCAGCGCGCCGTGAAGACTCTGCGCGTAATCGTCCAGATGTATTACGAGGGCAGCGTGCTCTTCGATTCGGTGAAGGTGCGCGAGGGCTTCCTGGACGCGATGTCGCTCTATGGCGTAAAATGACCGCGACGCCCGCGACGACTCGCGCGGCAAGCGGCGAGTAGGGACGATTCGGGACAGCTATATCGTTCGGTCGATACCCGAACCCCGCACGCTCGGCGGCGTGTTTCAGCCGCACGCGCCAAAGTTTCGCAAAGGCGTTATATAATGGGCGCGATGCGCGGGCGAGAGCCTGATCGCATCGCGCCCTTATTTGTAGCTATAGAAAGGAGCTGACATGGACGAGGACGAGAAGCCCAAGGCCGAGGACGAACTGACCCAGGACGAGCGGGAGATCGAGGACGAGACCGGCACGTCCGGCGAGGAGGCGCACCGCATCGGCGAGTTCGACGACCTGCGCGACCGCCTGGAGCGCATCGAGAACGCGCTCGGCAACATCACCTCGACGCTCGAGGCGATGCGCGCGACCGCGGCCGCGATCGACATCGACAACGGAGCCGACGTGGTCGACGTTGACGGCGACGGCGACGCCGACGTCATCGCCGACGAAATCGAGATTCCCGATTACGAAGACATGGACCTTGACCTTTAAGGAGGTTAACAGATGGCAACCAACAACACCACGATTGCGGGCCGCGTGTACCTGTCCGCGACCAACGATTTCCAGCAGCGCGTGCCCGACCCGACCGTCTCGGGTATCGACGCGACGAGCAAGTTCCTCTTCAAGCCGAACAACGGCCGATACCTCAACGAGTTCATCGACGCCTACGTGAACCGCATCGGCGACCAGATTATCCACAACAAGGAGTGGGAGAACCCCTTGCGCCCCTTCAAGGGAGCTACGATGCGCTACGGTTTCAGCATCCAGGAGTCCGCTTTCAAGTGGATCAAGGCGCACACCTACAAGGTCGACGACCCCGTTCTCGAGAAGGTGAACGCGCCGGAGGCCGCAGTCTGGTACCACAGCGTCAACCGAAAGGACCGCTACGACATCTCGCTCGAGTACCCGGACCTGCGCCAGGCGTTTCTCGACGAGTACGGCCTGAACCGCCTCATCGACGCCGTGCTGACCGTCCCGCGCAACTCGGACAACTACGACGAATACCTTTGTATGCTCAACCTCATCGCCTACTACGAGCACAACTGGGGATTCTTCAAGCACCACGTGAGCGCAGTCCCGACCGACGAGGCGACCGGCAAGGAGTTCCTCAAGGCCGTGCGCGCCTACGCTAGCAAGCTCGAGTTCCCGACCGCGCTCTACTCCCCCGTGTCGGCCGAGTACGGTATCCCCGTGTTCGCCAAGCCCGACGAGCTCGTGCTCCTCATCACAGCCGACGCCATGGCATCCGTGGACGTCGACACGCTCGCCGGCATCTTCAACCTCGACAAGGCCGACATCAAGTACCGCACCGTCGTCGTCCCGGAACTCCCCGTCCCGAATGCCTTCGCGCTCCTCACCACGGACGCCTTCTTCGTGTGCCAGGACGTCGTCTACTCCAACGAGTCCTTCTACAACCCCGCGACGCTCAACACGAACTACTACCTGCACCACTGGGAGATCGTGTCCGCCTCGCCGTTCGTCCCCGCGATCCTGTTCACGACCGACGACGCGACCGATATCCCCACGCTCACGCAGGCCGTGACCGGCGTCAACATCACCGCCGCATCCCAGCGTCTCAAGCCCGGTGAGACGACGCAGATGACCGTTAAGCTCGTCGGCACCGTCACGGACAACGACCTCGGCGTGACCGTCGAGCCGAACGCCGTGACCTGGAGCGTGAGCGCCGAGACCGCCGCATCCGCAGGCAAGCCGATCGCGCTCAACTCCGCTACGCGCGTCGACCGCCTGGGCGTGCTCCACGTCCAGAAGTCCGACCTCGAGGCCGGCAACGTCCTCCACGTGACCGGCACGACGTCCTACGTCAACCCCTCCGGCTCGACCACGCTCCATACCAAGACCGTGGACATCACGATCGCCTAGCCTATAATCTATAGTGCAAGGCGCCGCGCCCCCGCTCATGCGTGAGCGGGGGCGCATTTCTTTTAGGAGGTAAAAATGAGCGAATTCCCGAACCTCGACAACGTCGACGTGTACCGATACGACAACGCGCTCGACTATTCCCGATTCAAGCCGACCGCCCGGCTCAAGATGTGCAACGTCCCCTGGTGCGGGCAATATGACGACGTGGTGAAGTTCGACGACGATGCCGCGCGCGATGCGTGGTTCGACGCGCTCGAGGGCGAGGTCGTGAACCTAGAGACCATGTTCAACGTCAAGCCTGACGGCGCGTCGAAGGTGCCGGTTCCGGTGACCTCGGCCCAAGGGTACAACTACCTCGTCGTGGACCTGCCGCGCATGACGAGCGACGCGCAGCCGCTCGCGTACGCCGAGGGAGATCGCAAGCGCCGCTACTTCTATTTCATCCAGGACGCGCAGCAGCTATCGCCGAACTCGACGCGCCTGATCCTCACGCTCGACGTATGGACGACATACATCAACGAGATGAGATTCGACTACGTGCTTCTGGAGCGCGGGCACGCGCCGGTCGCGGCCTCGAGCGTCTCCGACTATCTCGCGAACCCCCGCGAGAACAGCGCCTATTTGCTATCCGACGACGTGAACACCGGCGGAGAGCCGTTCGTCGAGACCGCGCGCGCCGTCAAGAACTACAGCGCCGAGACGCAGCGCGCATGTATCGCGACATACGCCGATCTGCAGGGCGATTTAGGCACAGCTGCCGCCCCGAAGGTACCGGCGATCTCAGAGCCGGACGTATCCGGCGTGCTCGCGCCGCGCGTGTACTCCGTCGCAGTGGGCGACCTCCAACCGTTCCTGCGCGCGCTCGAGTCCAACGCGCCCTGGATGAAATCGACCGTGCTCGGCGTCTTCTTCGCGCCGTCCGACCTGCTCACGCAGTCCGCGCCGTTCGAGCTTTGGAATGTTTCAATTACCGTGCTAGATGCGGTCCAGAAAATCGAGACGTTCATGCAGCCGGGCGTGGCGGATTTCGGATACCCCGCGCAAGCCGCAGGGTTCGCGAAACTCTATACATACCCTTATGCCGCAATCCGCATAGGTGACGAGCGCGGGCGGACCTCCACGGTGCGCATCGAGGATCTGGGCGCAAACGGCATCCGGCTCGCGAGCGCCGTTAACCTCGTCATGCCCTACATATCCATCGACGCGCGACTGCTCGGTATCGCCGGCGCGACCGATTCGCTCACGTTCCAGACAATCGAGGGCCGCACGTACAGCTACGGCGGGGCGTGGGGAGAGTACCTAAAGAGCTGGAACCTCCCCGTGATGCAGGTGAGCCAGAGCGCATCGAGCCGGGCCGCGTACACGACCGTATACGACCGCGCGCACGCGAGACTCGCGGCAGACAACGCGCTCGCGTCGTCGCTCGCGTCCAACGCGACCGCCTACACGAACGTCGACAACTCGGCGAAGAACGTGACCGACAACAACACCGTCAACACCGAGGCAAACACCGCAGTCACGAAGAACGCGAATGACTGGGCGTTGACCGGGGCCGCAGCATCTAACCAAAAGCTTGCAAGTGACTGCGATGCGGATAATGCGACCTCTACCGCAATGACGGGGCTGCAAAACGAAGTCGTCTCGATCACGACTGCAAACAACAACGCGTCCGCAATCGCGAGCACGTTGGGATCGGTCGTAACCGGTGGCATCACTGGAGGCCGAGCGGACGCCAAGAGCGCCGCGATCGGGGGAGTAGCCGACCTCGCGGTATCAATCCCCACTGCTAACGCCGCTGCGGCGATCTCGCAGACGAGCAATTCACTGGCTGCGGAATTGGCCCAGGCGAACGCACTCAAAAAAACTGGGAATGCGGCCGAATTCACAGCCAAAACATGGGGAATCCAGAATAATGCGACCACCATCGCGACCACGCTGCGCAACGAGGCGAGCACCAAGGTAGCGAACAACAACGCGGGCGTCATGCGCACCAACGCGGGCAACACCAAGGCCACCGGGGACGCGAACGCGAACCGCGCCTACGCGACCGCTATAGACGCGATCTCGGCCGGACTCAACCAGGCGGGCGTCGCGGCCCCCGCGCAATTCGGAGCGAGCGCGAACGGGCAGTCGAGCGCGACCGCTCCGCGCGCCCTGTTCGCCCAGGTCGTCACGCAGCGCGAGTGCGACATCATGAACGCGGCCTCGGCATTCGCCCGCTACGGATATTCGCTCATGCGCGAGTTCAGTATGGAGCGGATGCAGGTCATGCGCCACTTCACGTATTGGAAGTGCGCCGAGGTGTGGTGCAGCGGCAACGGCAACGCGCTCGAGTCCGCGCAGGGCGCGATTAAGGATATACTTATCAGGGGCGTGACCGTCTGGAGCAAACCGGAGGAAATCGGCCGCGTGAGCATCTACGACAACCTTTAAAAGGAGGCATCATGGCAGATATCGACCTCGACGCGCTTCTCAAGGCCGAGACCTATCAGGGCATGACCGACGAGGAGATCGACGCGATCATCGACTACAAGGTCGAGCGCGCCAAAATACACGCGACCATCAGCAAGGACATGGAGACACACCAGGCGATCATGAAAGGGCTCATGGACGCTCAGTCCAAATCCAGCGCGGAGGTGCTCGCATCGTTCAAAACGGCAATCGACACGCCGACGATCTATAAGGAGGTGGGCGCATGAGCAAGGGACGCAGGGGCTACAAGCAGCGCCGTAAGTACAGGCCCGGGGCGCAGCCGACGTACTGGCAGACCGAGGCATACAACCAACAGCTGTTCAACATGTTCCAGAACGACCTGATCGAGCTCGCGCTGTCGCGCTTCCGTTGGCTCAACCTGCCGGAGACCTGCAACGAGCGCTTTCTGGAGTGGACGCTGCTCACCGAGGGGGCCGCGACGCTCGCGTACCCGAACGCGGGTAATACGCTGCTGTCCCTGCGCGCCGTGCAGCAGGGCGCTCCGAACATGTACGACGAGCCGCGCGCTTGGCGAGCGATGGGCGTAACCGGCAAGACCGATTTCATGTGCAACTGGGACAACGCCGTCTGGGTATGGGAGAACCGCACGCGCTACCCCCTGCTCGTCAAGATTAACATCTGGGCGCGCGAGCTGGCCGACATCATGCGCACGAAGCAGATAAACCGGTTCCATATGCGCATGCCTTTCGTCATCAAGGGCAACCAGGACCGGACTTTCGACGTCCAGAACTTCTACAAGGCGATAGCAAACGGCGAGCCTTTCGTTCTAGCCTACGACAACTTCCAAGATATACAGACGGACGCGACCATGCCCGAACGCGCCAAGGAGTATATCGGGGACAAGCTCCATCAGGAATGGGCCAACACGTGGGACGCTATCTACCGCGAGCTGGGTATCGACTCCATGCCGTTCAAGGAGGAGCGCATGATCGAGGACGAGGTCAACTCGACCATGCAGCCGACCGAGCTCGCGCGGATGTCCCCGCTCAACACGCGCCGCGCCGCATGCGACAAGCTCAACGATCGATTCGGTGACCGCATGGACGCTCCCGTCACCGTCGTATGGGCCCGCGACAACCTGTCCAGCAACTACGATATCTCGCACCGCTACGACACGATGCTCGAAAGGGGGTAAACACATGTTCGATTTTCCCGAGGTCAACACAGACGCGCGCTACGACTATATGACGATCACGCTCGGCGAGTGGCACGAGCTTGGATTCTACAGGCCGCTCGAGGACGATTCGTGGCGCTTCGACGCATACAGCGACGAGCAGTACACGCGCCTATGTACCAAGTTCCTCAACCGCTTCTACGACCGCGAGGTCTCAAACACGGTACCGAGTAGGTGGAAGCGCGCGTACCTCCGCAAGCTCAACGAGATCATGCCCAAGTACAAACTGCTCTACGCGCGTGTCGAGCAGGGATTGAATCCCCTCCAGGAGTCCCGCGACCGCGAGAAGTCACGAGACATCTTCTCGGACTTCCCCGAGACGATGCTCTCCGGTAACTCCGACTACGCGAGCACCGGCAACGACCGCGAGGCCGACACGATGCACGAGGGCAGTGCGATAGACAAGGCCCTGCAATTCGCACGCGAGTATCAGGACGTGGATGCTATGATTCTCAATGAGCTCGAGCACGTCCTGTTCACCTCGATACTCACACCGACCGTCCCGCTTTGGTAAGGAGGTGAAGCGAATGTATACACCGCTTCCGTTTTTCAACCCCTGGATGCTGACGAACCCGACGCTCCCCAAACTGTACTGGGAGGTCAAGAGTCCCGAGCAGCTGATCGCGAACCTCTATTGCATCATCGACGCTATTAAAGACCCCCTTAACGATACGATTGAGCTTTCCAACAAGAACGCTGAGACAATCGAGGAGATTAAGAAGGTCATCGAGTCCATCGAGAACGGTCAATATTACGACCAGTACATCGACGGCCTTGCCAAATGGATTGACGCTAATTTGCAGCAGCTAGTCGCGCGTCAATCTAAATACGTGTTCCCCACGTTCTACCAGGAGCCGGATACCGGGTGCTGGAGGTACGCACTAGTCGTCCCGCAGGGCTGGGAGCATCTCGTATTCGACTGGATTTTCGACGAGCGCGACGGAACCTATCACGTCCGCATAAACTATTAAGATAAGGAGCACCTATGCCTAACGTTTCATCTTTCGGCGCCCAGACCGATAACTCGGTCGTCCAGGGCACCGTCACGGACCGCGCCATGGTCATTCCCGACGTTCCTCCGCAAGGGCTTATGTCCGTAGGCCCGCGCGTGACCCCGCATTTCGTCAAGCCCTCGCTTTGGTCCGCTCTCACCACGTATCATTTTTTCGACGCGGTTCACGATGCTGCGGGCGCGTCGTATGTCGCTATCAAGCCGGAAGTGCCTGCGGGCACCGAACTTACCGACGAGGGCTATTGGTTCCTTTGGGCCGATCCGAACAGCCAGTTCGCGGATCTGAGCGAGCTCGTAAAGACTTTTAACGGGCGCATCACGCAGAATACGAACGACATCGCGACTAACAAAGCCGTAATCGAACAAAAAATTAGCGGCAAGTACGACACTCTTAGCGACCTCATATCAAGCGACGTCAAGATTGGAAGCATCTACTACGTAACCGGCCGCAAAACTACAAACGTCGGTGGAGGTTTCTATAAGATCGTTAATAATGAGACCGTCAACGGGTACGAAAACGTTTCGTGCGGTAATAACCTCGTCGCAAGCCTCGTCCCAATGGCCATCATCACACCGGAGCAAATCGAGCCACTGCAGCCTACAGACTGGGCTGACACAATCATGCACGCAATTGATTATGCGAATGCAAACGACATCCAATTTACCGCATGCGGCACGTACGACACCGCAAAAACGATTGTCTTCAACGCGAAAAATGACAACCTCAACGTCAAAATTGACGGCACCATTAACTACACCGGCACTGACTATGCAATCAAGATTAAAAACAAAATTTCATCGTTCAACTTCAACGTCATCAAAGCACCTAATGGAAGCGGCATCGCGCTAGACCAAACCACAAACGATTATCAAAGCCTAGTTCAAGGCATCGCGTTAACATTCAACAAAATCACCGCGCTTGAAAACGGAGTTGCTTTTCTGGCAGGCAATCACGGTGTACTCGACATCGAAATCGCCTGCAACATATCCATCACAGCGAAAAATTGTTATTACGCCAACGCAGGAACCGGAAACACCTCAAACGCGCCATCGTATACGTCAGAGGTGCACGTGCACGGTGGTAGATTGAACGGTAGCGAGTTCGCAATCAATCTCAACGTTGCAAATGGTTTCGAAATAACCGGACACACCTATACAAACTTTTCTGCCGAGGGATCAAACAAGCTCATTAACTTGAACGCGGGCCCTACGAATGCCATAAACACAATTGTCGTTGAAAACGCGCGCATCGCTGAAATTGGAAAAGTCGGCTTGATAACGGCAACCGGCAACGTGCGCGAATGCGTGTTCAGATTCCCGCATTATTTCGAGCTGCCTTGGTTCACGAACAAACTAACGACTTATAAAACGCGCGGCAACTATGTATATGCGCCAATCAATGTTACTGGATCGCTATACACCGGATTCAACTGCGCATACTTCGCAGGAGATAACAAATTTCAATTGCTGCAACCGCAATCACTCAAGGAATCTAACATTACAGAATCGTACAGCTGGAATACCGATTCTACTACTGAACCAGTGTACTTTTTCAAACTCAAGGGCACCATTGATGTAAGCGCCTTCGGCTATCTATCCGAGAATGGACTTCCGTTGTATTTCAAGTCGGACAAAGACGTCACAATCAAGAATGGAGAAAAAACTTTGTTTGACGGACCCTCAGAGGAAATTGGCACGTACGCGATTATCAAAACGAACCTAAACTTTCATGTACTGAAACTGTAACGCGGCCTATGCCATACTAGACGACTCGGACAGATCGCGACATCCCGCATCAGACCCGGCACGCATATCGCGTGTCGGGTCTTCTTGTGCGCGGGTGTAAGTCAAGGGGGGCTAACAAAGTTTTTTGTAGGCAATA